TCTACGACCTGAGCGGCCTGTCCTTCTCCCCGCAGATCAAGATCGAGGGAGACACGGACGAGGACGCACTGATCCGAAAACTGCGGGATCTGGAGCCGGAGTTCATCGACTTCATACTGGAAGCACTCAGCAGAAGGGAGGGCGGCGCCTATGTCACAGCGGACAGTCGGCTTTATTGATTACACAGCGCAAGGCGGCGACACCTTCGACAGCATCGCGCTGGCCGCCTATAACGAGGAGCGGATGGCGAGCACTATCATCGCCGCCAATCTCGAGCTCTGCGATGTGCTGATCTTCGAGGGCGGCGAGTCCGTGCGGATCCCCATTGTTGAACAGGTGGAGACCCCGGACACGCTGCCACCGTGGAGGAGGTGAGGCCATGAAAATCATATACGAAGGCACTGACATCTACCCTGACATCAGCGTCCACCGCTGCTTCCACGATATGTATGCAGAAAAGCAGAGCGACGAGCTGCTGCTCAAGCTCAACGACACCCGGGGGCTGTGGGACAGATGGGCACCGAAGAAGGGCGACACCATCGCCATCGAGGACGGCGCTGCCAAGACCGGCAAAATGTTCGTTGAGAGCGTGGTGCCGGAGTCTGGCGTCGTCACCCTGCGGGCCTATTCTGCCCCGCAGTCTGTCAAAGACAAGAGGAGCAAGTCGTGGGAAAAGGTCAAGTTCCTCCAGCTCGTGCAGGAGATCGCTGGCCGCCACGGCCTGTCCGTCGAGACCTATGGCATCACCGACCAGACCTATGACTATGTAGAGCAGAACAACCTCCCCGACTTCGCATTTTTACAAGCACGCTGCACCCTCGAGGGCGCGGCATTTTTGGTCTATGACGAGGCGTACATGGAGAGCCAAGCACCGGCCGACACCATCACCATCACGCCGGCCAGCGACTTCGAGTACAGAGACGAAGGCGCCAACGCCTACGGCTCGGCCGAAGCTGTCAATGGCGGCCTGATGGGCACCTTTGCCGCTCCCGCTGGAGGTGACAAGGTGCTGCGCAAGATCCTCCCGCTACGCATGACCGACCAGAGCGAGGCCGACCGCTTCGCCAAGGGGCTCCTCCGAGACGCCAACAAAGGCGCCACGGTCGGCACACTCTGGACGAGTTCGCTGCTGCGCAATTATGCAGCGGGCTCCGTGGTCACGCTGGCGACTCAGTCG